GTAGATCCTTCAGGAATAGTAAAGCTTTCAAATGCAAATGTAGCAGGGTCTAGTGGGTCATATGCTGAAGAATCATAATCAGGATTTGGTAAAGAACAAACATCTAAATAAACTTCAGGTGAAGCTCCATCACCACCTCTATCAGCATCACTATCTTCTATCACAGGATTTTCTCCTAGTTCGGTAGCAATTTGATTAGTTGCAACTCTCATGTAAGTTCCTGAAGGAACTATAGCTTCATTACCTGCAGCATCAGATGGTGGAGGATTTATAAAATCTGCTTCTTTGGCTTCCTTGTCTAAAACAGTAACGGTAGTGCATCTTTGTACAGGACCGTTTGTATCTGATTTTACTATTAGTTTATCACCAAGTTCTATTTTTTGAGAGTTTTCCCCACTAAGTAAAAACCATGTTGAACCAAGTGTAGCATCTCTAAAAAATAAATTAGTATAAATAATATCGTAATCTTCTCTATCCGGTTTTATGCAAAACTTATAATACTTTGCCCAATCCGGTGGAAGTTGTGTAGTTGGTATAGTAACTCGAATAGAGTTTTGATCTACCAAGTTACCACATGGAACATACTGTGTATTGTTTTCACTTACAAGTGCTGTAGTTGCTCTTGAGTATTCATCCATATAGATAATACCAATCTCATAACCTCTGTTACTATGTAAACTTTTTGCATTTGCTATTTTAGTATACTCAGACTCTGCTAAACTTATAGTTAAATATTCATATGCTACATTAGCAGGATCAGTTTGATCTACATATTGTAATGCATTTATTTGTATTTTTAAAATATTAGGGTTAGCAGCATCTAATATAATATCAAAAGGCTGATTTAATCCTGTAATACCACTTGCTGTTTTTTGATAATCTGTATCTAATATAAGCTGTGCTTCACAGTTTAATTCATCAGATAAAGATGTTCCATCACAAGCATCTAAAAACACAGGCTCTAAAAGCTGTATAGCATCAATAAAATCTTGGTCTTGAGCTAGATCAAATAGAGTATTATAGTCTTGTCTTAATGTGTATTGAAAATTTAATTCAATCTGATTATTTACTTGTGTTAGTTGATCAAAACTTGCATCATAAGAATGATGAATTAAATCTAACTCTAAAGATATACCTGCACCTTGAACTAAATCTAAACCACCAAAGTTTATTTGCACAATTGATTGAGGTATACTTCTATTAGTTCCTGATATTGTGTAATCCCCTGATATACTTTCAATAGGTAAAACTCTAAATTCTACAGGTTCACTAACAAGTTCAGTTGTATATTCTAATTTTAAAGCTGAACCTGTGTAATCTATTAAGTCTCTTCCTTCTATGTAATTACCATACATCAACCTATTACCCATCAAAGTTTGTGCTTTAGCTTTTAATGGAACATTATCATACAGTCTTAAAATTTCTGTATCAGATAATACAGTAAATATTTTACTATTACTAAAAGTATATGTTACTTCAGTATCATCAGGTATACCTAAATCTGATTTATTAAGTTTTTCTATAACCTTAATAGTGTTTAGACTCATGTCTTTAAACAATAAATCTATACCTACTACTAATTCACCACCACTATTATATGTTATCTCACATATGTTTGTGGTGTTTAACATTCCTCTGTTGTTAGCTAAAGAAGAGCTATATCTAAATGGTCCCGGAATAAAAGATGGTGCACTAAAAGGAGATGTTGCAGAGTATTCATTATCTGCATATCTATATCTGTATCCAAAACATACAAATCTATTTTCTAAATAATTGTTTTCTCCTGCACCTTTTTTAGGTACAATCAATGGAGATGTATAGGGTGGTCTTTTGATAACCAATAAGGCTTCCGCAGAAAATTGATCTATAAATGTTGCAGATGGGTTATCATAATTTCTTTCTACGTTTATAAATCTAGGAGGATTGTAGTTGTCTGTAAAAAACAAAAGATCATTTACAAAATCTACTCCTAAAACTAATTCGTCTTTTTCAAAATTTAATGTAGTGTTAACTCCGCCACCATCATCTATACTTATTACATGATACGTTATAGTTTCACTTTGTGTATTAAAGGACACTATCATATCACATTTTCCTGTAGCTCCTAAAGCAAATGCAGGGTCGTGTACAAACCAATACATAGTCTCTTGCTCTCCTAGAGCATAAGCACCAATACATCTAGCTTGAGATGATAAAACTTGTCCGTTATATTGTAGTGTAGTAAGTTGTTCATTACCTTTTGAGTTTTCCACAGCACCAATCTCTGAATCTTCAGTAGATCCCAAGCGAACATTAACAGCATCTATATACTGACCATTAGGCAAGAGTCTCTCATCAAGACTCTTATTCATTTTACCTGCTACAAAATTTCTTTGGATGTTTGCCATTCTATTTTATCCATTTATCTTTACCCCTCATGTTCATTAGTAATCTGCCGGGGTGAATATTACTTATTCTAATTTTTGCGTTTCTTAATAAAGCTTGTTTCTTTCTTTTTACTCTATTAACAACGTACTCTTGTACTCCTAACTTGGAACTTAGAATAGCATATTCGATATATGCATAAATGTATTCTTCAAATAATTTATTGACACTCACTTTAGAGTTATCACCACTTTCCATTCCATCAGAAATATATTCTAATATACATTTCTCGTTAGCCATACCGGAGCTAAAGTTTATTACTCCACCTTTTTTGTTTATTGAGAATGTTGGATTCGCATTTGCAGTTTCAGTATTTAAACCAAATCGTGCTCCAATTGCGTAATCAAAATACCAATAACCTTCATAGCACCAACCTTCACATCCATTGAATATACTATTTTTATTTAAATAAATACTCTTAAGACCACCTGTAATTCTGTCGTAATCGATGTCAGAGAACTGTGGTTTTAAAATGTTTCCATCTTGATCAAATAAAATTCTACAATTATTATCCTGTAGGTAAGCATCACTCCAATTGGTTTGGATATTTTCTGTTAAAGGATACAATAGACCGTTTTTAAAAACAGATATTCTTACCCAATTAACATAATCCGGAGGTAAAACAAATCTTAAAGTATTGCATACATCAAGTTCTAATATCTTTATTTCCTTGAATGCATCATAGTTAAGTTCTTGTATACCTCTCTTTGCATGAAACAGAATCTTATATCTTTCTTCATTATTTACCAAGGAATGATTTCCTGAGTACATCAATAGAAAGTTAGTAACAATATCCTCTAAGCTTACATATTGATATGAACCCCAATTAGCATCTTCAGGTTGGTTACCTCCGTTTTCGTAATATTGATATGGTGTTATATACATAAGCTAATTATTTTTCTTGATTGTCTTCATACTGTTCTAGTCCTTGACCAAATTGAACAGCTTGTATTTCTCTTATTGACATTCCTGCAAATTGTAATATCTTTAAAACCAAAGTATACTCATCGTCTAATGGTAGCTCAAAGTCTTGATAAGATGGATTAGTAGCATTGAATACCGGCTCACCACCTGTAAGAGTTGTGTATGTCCATTGTGGATCACGAGGGTATCTTATATATTGACATAGTACAGCACCCAATCTATTAATAGTTGTAGGAAACAATGATAAGTTTGGCTCTGCTTGTGTATATGCAGGATACAAATTTGATGGTTTAGTAAGCAAAGAATTGTTAAGTAATGTTATTTTACTGTGTGTTACCTTTTCAGCTTCTGCTATTATAGTAGAATCATATATTACATAACCCACACCGCTATTAAATGCAATAGTACTTCCTGTTTCATCGGTTACAACCATAGTAGTTGTAGTGATATTTGAAGTAAATCCTATTTGACTAGTTGCTAGGTTTACTGCAATATCTCCATCCTTGATTCCTGCTGCTATAAAATCTGCATTTGTATTTGTTATACCTGTGCCATTAAAAGCAGTAGTATTACCCAATCTCAAAACATTTGCATAAACAAGAACCTTATTTAACAAATAGTAGTCATCATTTGTAGTCGCAAGACTTGGAGTAAAGAATAAATTATTAGTGTTGTGAAGTAAAAATTTTGTTTCTGAAAAAATATTTATTACCTCCTCATACCCCTTTGTAATATCAGCGTACTCTGTACCTGATAGTCTTTTATTTTCTTTGTTCAGCTGATAGTTATACTGATAAAAATAATCTTCAAAAATATCTATCTGTGCTTGTTTAGCAAATAGATTAAAATCTTGTGGGGAAATGTATCCGTAGTTATTTTTATTTAGAATAGCTAATACTGTATTTCGTACTGAATTAATCATCAATAAATTATTTTATACAAAGATAAACAAAAAAAAAGAGGGTTGTAAAACCAACCCCCCTTGTGAACACCTCGAATACATATGAAAACTAATTCAACTGTTTTTCTAAATACTCAAGTTTTTCTACTCCTTCATCTGATTTAAAGTAAGATGCAATAACATGCATCGGATCCTCACCAAATGGTATTGTTAGTAATCTCTTTTTGTTTGACGGTAGATTAAAGTATACATCTTTGTTTTTGTTTCTGTATGTTAATAATCTTTCATCAAAACATTTTTGAATTGTAGAGTATAGCTTTAATTCAGGATCATTTAACGCCTGTAAAAAATCAGCAGGATAGTTACGAGCATAAACTAACATGTCTCGTTTTAATTCTGCTGTTGACATTTTACTTGAGTCTCCTGCAAGTATTACTCTACCTAAAGATTCCATCTGCTCTAATCCCATAGCCTTAGCTGCAATTAATGCATCCACTTCAACATTAAGTGCTTCAACTTCTTTTGCTGCATCTTTTGCAGTATCAATCTCTTCAAATTTTTTACCATTCAAAGGATGATAAGCTAAGAATTTTTGTAAAGCTTGGTTTTGTTTTGGAACTGTAAGTAATCCTGATTCAAAGATAATAGGAGTTACAATGGCATTGCCATCTTGCTCATCTTTAAAAGGACTCATCTGATTTGTTGCGTATCGGATTTCTCTGTTCTCCCCTGTCTCTTCATCAAAATAAAGTAAGGGTCTACGCTTTGAACTTTTTGATGGAAGCATAAAACTCAATGGAGCTGCTCCTCTAGTCAAACGATATACTCGTGACTTGAACTCTTTTTTTTCTTTCATTACATTAAAATTTAATTACAATTAAAATAAATAAAGCTTAGGGGTCACTCTCACTTTGTGACCCCCTAGCTTTAAATGGGTATTATTCTTCAAATAACACAAAGTTGTTAGCACCCATAACACAAACACATCTTTCTGATAAGAAGTTAACCTTCATTTCATCAATGTCTGTAGTAGCTGCTCCACCTGCTGAACCTGTGATCCAAGTCTTGTAACGTCTGTCTTCAGTTTCTGAAGCTCTGTAACGTACATGAAGGAAAGGTCGTTTAGCGTTTTTACCAAGTACTTGGTCATATACGCTTGTAGAACCTGCCGGTACTAATAAACCTGTGATAGCACCTGAACCTGCAATAACAGGTGTGTTAGTTAAACCACCACGCATTGTTGGGTCGTTCAAGTACTTCCAATCAGATTTGTAAAAATCATATCCTCTACGGAATCCTGTGAATCCTAAGTTAAGAGCCATTTCCTCATCGTTGTCAAATAATCCATAAGATGAACCACCTGCACCGTAAGAGTTTTGAGCTGCTAACATATCATCAATATCGAATCCGAATTGTCTGTTAACAAAAAGAACATTCTCTTCGATTGCTCCTTGCTTGTCTAATCTATCAATTACTGCATCAAAGTCAGCTAATGCATCAGGGTTTCCACCACCCCACAAGTTACCTCTAGTTCCTACGGCATGGAATACACCTTCAGAACCTACAAGACCTGCAGCTGTTGCTCCTGAACCTACTTCAGCAGGTACTGCTTCAATCATAGCTGTCTCTAAATAATCATCAAAACGTAAACGAGTTTCGTGCTCAGACTTTAAATACCATAGGTATCCTGATGCACCATTCTCAGTTGTAACTTCGATCCATCCAATTTGAGCCATATCAGATCCATTTACTAAATATGTATCTTTTAAGATAATTGGATTGTTTTCAAATATATAATCGTCAGACTCTAAAGAACCTTGCATTCCTGCAGTTCCTTTTTTGAATTCAGAACCATAGATAAATACAGTAACGTCAGAGTTTCCAACACCTGTACCTGCTGTTACTAAACCGCCTCCTTCATAGAAAGCAACTGAAAACTGTAAGATGTTACCACCTACAGCAACTTCTGTTACGATACCTTTGTTCTCACCTGAACCATCATTTTGACTTACTACAACAGTTTGTCCAACTCTAAGAGCCGGAGCACCTGATGCATCAAAAGGATTGCTTCCTGTAATTACTGTACCTGCCGGGTTTGTCCCGATTGCCGGATCATTGATTTGGAATGTTGCGTTATCATCACCTGCTGACGCACCTGTTCCAACGTTTACATATTTAATATGCAACCTTCCTTGTTCTGCCCATTTGATAAGGTCAGAATTAGAAGGCATCTCAGCTCCTACCATTCTTAGGAATGAGCTAAGTGTACGATTACCATATCTTTCGAATTCTTTTTCATATGTATCAGGAAGATACTGATTCAAGAAGTCAAAGTTAGTAATGTAATTTGACTCCAATGGAACTTTCTGAGCACTAGGCTGTAATGAAAATCCCGGAGTTCCTGCTAAACTACCTGCCATTTTTTCTAATTTTTAAGTTTTTATTATTTTTTATTACTTCTAATTTTGAGTCCTCTCCCCTCACTTGGATTAATCGCTCTGATTGTCATACCATCCTTCTTAACAACTTGAGGTGCATTCCTCGTAGACATATTAACATTCTTTATTTTTTTTGTCACATCTGTCGTTGCATCAGCTTGACCTTGTTCATAAAAGAACTTAGCAAACCTTTCAGGATTTTGAGCAATTGATAATGCTCTATGGTATCCTTGTGCGTCAGATACTAAACCTGTTTCATCATCAAGAAACTTCTTTACAAAGTTTGTTGAATCTGAATTCATACGTTTAATCTCAGACACATTCTTAGAAGGTAAAAAAGTAATCACTTTGTCTTCACCAACTTTGAAGTCAAAACCTTTGAACTCCGGGTGGAAAACTTCCTCGGTTTTATTTAAAAACCAATCTCGTTTTCTTTTCGCCTCTTCTTCATAGGTCTGAGCATCTTGCACATATTTATTGTAAGCCTCTAGTTTTTCTTGTTGCTCTTGAGAAATAGATGCCGTACTTGACTCAAGTGGCTCTTTATACATTTCTTTTTGCTTCTCGAAATACTTTTTAGCTTTACCAATTTCTTTTTTAAAAGCTACTTTCTTTTTCTTAATTACGTTTTCCTCATCAATATCTGCATCATAACTAAAGTCATCCATCATATAATCGATGTCTTCTGAGTCTAATGCTTCTTCTGTAGCAGCGTAATATTCTCTAAGAAGTTGCTTTTCGTCCATAGCATTAAAGTCTCTATTCAGTTTTGAATAGTCTTCATAACTACGTCCTGTTTCTTTTCTATACTCTAAATATGCAGCAACGTCTTCAGGTAATTCTGTGTTTGATTTTTTTTGCTCAAACAAATCTGAAACCGATGACACATCTTTATTGTATCTATTCTTAATAAATGAAAGAACGTCTTCCTCGTTTAACTCTGAGGATTGAGTTATTTCTTCTTTAGGTGTTTCAACCGGAGCTTCCACACTTTCAGTTGCTTGTGGTGTAGTGTCTTCAACTACAGGCACTTGTTCAACTGCTTCTGTTTTTTCTGCAGCTTTGTTAAGAACTTCTTGTTCTTTTTCAGCCACAGACTTTTCTTCTGAAGACCCAAGGTCTCTTACTTTAATTTCCATTTGATTTAATTTTATACAAAGTTAATAAATATATTTCGTTCAAATTATTCACTATCTAGGTTCGAACTCTGCTAAGTCAAACCCATCTAAACTGTCTTCGTTTGATTCGAAATTTTGTGGTGGAAGATTATTCTTCCTTTGATTTATAAGCTTGGATTGTTCTGTGTTTTGCTGAGAGATTCTTTTTGCTTTTGCTTCTTCTCTAGCTCCTTCACGAAATGACAATGATTGCTCTGAAACATTTCTTAGTTGTTGATTGTAGTTAAATTCTTCAGCCATCAACTGAGATTTTAATTGAGCTTCATTTTGCATCTTCTCAATTTCAAAAGCAATCTCCGCTTGTTTTAATTGCATCTTAGCTTCAATCTCCATTTGTTGTTTCTGCATTTCTGCTTGAGACTTAGCCTGTACAAGTTGCATTTGTTGTTGTGCAGCCATTTGTTGTTTCTGCATTTCCAATTGCTCTTGTCTTTCTTGCTTTTGTTTTCTTTTTAATTTCAACAATTGATTAGCAAGTTTAATGTTTTTCAGCTCTCTGATATCTATGGCATCTTCTAAGTTAATATCTTGTTTAGATAAAGCCATTTGAATATTTTGTTCAAGCTGAGCCTTTTGCTCTTCATCAGGTGCTACATCAATAAAGATTCCAAAATCATATATATATAAATCAGATATATCATTAAGTATACTTACGTTGTACTTACCAATTTTATTTATAAAGTCATCTTTAAAATCTGCATATTCTAATATGTCAGCTACTCTATATGTTAAAGCTTCAGATAATGTTCTGTATATATATAATGCACCATCTAGTATATGTCTAGTAGCTACATTTGAATTTAATGCTGCTAGCTTTTGTAAACCAACTAAAGAGTTAGGATCAGGAGTAGAAGCATCTCTTGCTTCATTTAATCCTGTCACCTGTCTTATCATACCTAGGTAATGATTATAATTAGCAATCAATGTTTGAGTTTTGCTTGCTCCTGAGTTAGTAGTTAACTCTTTGATAGGAACTTTTCCTTGATTGAAATCTCCTTCTTGAGTATAACTTCTACCAATAACAGAACCTGTTTGGAAATATAATCTTAATGCATCTTCAGGATTATAAGATCCACCTGTTCCAAGGTCGACTTCATTTAATCCATCAGCATCTATATATACACCATCAGGTACAGTTCTAGCAATTACTTGCTGTAGTTTCAAGTGAGTCACTTGAATTAAATCAGCAAAAGGAATCATTCTTCTTACTAAAGATTCAATAACTCCTTTGTACATTCTTGGTGCTACAGCTACATAGTTTGGTAATGCATGTTGACTTGATGACTTTGGACGAACCATGTTTTGAGATAACTCCCATTTCAATACAATGTTAGTACCCATAACCATTACTCCATCATACCATACATCAATAGTCTTTTCAATTTTTTCAAACTGACCATCCTCCATAACTTCAACAGGTGGATTAAATTGATCATCTTTCTCAATAACCTTACTTCCGCCTGTAGCCATTATTTTTTTCTTGTATACTATTTTTTTGGTTGTCTTGTAGTTAAAGTATAAAAGTGTGCAAGTATCTCTATAGAACATATCGTTCTCATAAAATTGAGCTACGTTATAATAGTCATACCAATTTTGACTGTACTTGCTAATCTCTTCTAAATCCTCATTGGTTAACGAAGGATCTATTTTCATTAATTCAATAATAGGTAAAGTCTTAACTTCTCCCCAATAAAAACAATCCTTGAAATGTGGATCTTCTGTATAGCTATATACTATATTAGCAGGGTCCACATAAGAAACCTGAACGCCTGAGCCTAATAAAAATTCATGCTTAGCTACAGATATACCAAGAACAGTTAAATCATAGTCTAATCTTTTTCTTAAATCAATATAATGATTCTCTTCAAAGATAGTATTGATTGCTTCTTCTTCAGCTATTTCAATAGAAGGTTTGTAGTTGATCTGCATATACAATGAAAGCTCTTCATCTGTTTGAGGAAGTTGTTCAGGTGACACCGTAAAGGGATCAAATCCTGATTGCTGTTGTAGATCTACCAAGAAGTTTTTGGAAACCATTTGAGCCTCCACCATGTCTTGATACTTACTTCTTTTTGATTGTGACATTGCATCTTGTGCATATGCCTTTACTTTGAATAATCTATCAGACATCCCGTTTACTACTATGTCAACAAACTTAGGAATGATAGGAACCGGAGTCCAATCTAAATTTAAATAACTTAGATCGCCATCAATGGCTAATTCATTCTTATATTTCGCAACTGACTGTTCACCCCTAGCGTATAAACGCAATCGGTGAAACTGACGGAATTGATCGTAGAACCTACAACTAACTCCATCTCTACGAAACCATTCATATTGTATAGCTTGACCTATTTGCAAGCCATACTCCATGGTTTCCTTTTCTGCGTCAGATACAAATTGACTTGGGAAAGCTGCAGATTTTATATTTACCTTTACATCTTTCATCTAATTATTTCGCTTTGTATGCCGGTATTAGTATACCTTGCAAAGTTAAGTTTTATTTTTG